AGCTTCCAAGGGCTTTGCAATAATTGCCCATATGGGACTTTTTTCTTCATGCGGTAGCACTCTGCTAGAATTTTTGTCTCAATCCTAGCGTCACTTAGCGCCGTATGGTCTTCGTCAAAATCATGCTGACCAGAAACATACCTGAAGGCATTTTCCGCCGTGGTTTTTACATTGCCAGCATTGCTTACCCAATCCATAGCGTGAGCAAGGTGATGGTAGGCCTTCTGTTGCAATTTTGTAGTGCAAGCAAATAGCCAAATATCCAACATTTTATACTTGCCTAGAGGTGGAACAGGAAAGGCTTTAGAGCCTAACAATTGTCCCGTTCTAGTCATAGCACCCTTGTCAAAGCCTAAGTTATAAGCTGCAATTACAGATACTTTATGTTCTATAACTAGCGCTTGGATTTCTTGGCAAATTTGCGCCCAAGGCTTAATCATAATTTCACCACTTTGCAACATAGGGGCATAATGTGAAAAGGTTTTCGCTGCAAAGTATGCGCCTGTCATCATTTTACCGTCAGTAAAAATTTCTTTGACTAGTGCATTATATTCGCAAACGATGTTTCCTGCTTTATCGTGAAACACAAGCCCTACGTCGTAAACGTAATTCTTAGGCGTTAAACCTATTGTTTCAGTGTCAAGCGTTACAATTGATAATTTTTGAGCCATAAAAAATTTTCCTAAATTAAGGTTAAGCAGGGGGGCAATTCCCCCTGCTTATTAAGCCTTATATTAGGCGTTTTCACTCACAAAAGTACTTACCGCTTCACGTAGGGCCAGCAAGTCAGCCTTGCCAGCCTTTTCTAGGCTTTCGGCGGTTTCAATATCTAACATACTGCAAATATCGCTCACAATATCAGGCTTACGCTCCACAGGTTCGCCTGTTTTAGTGACGTTTTTAGCGGCGTTGATATAGGTTACACCATCGACTGTTTTCGCCTTACCAATGAAACCACGTGCAGAATATTGATCTGTATCATGTTCAGCGTTCATTTGATCCGCTAGCGCTTGACACTTTTCTTTATTCAAAGGCGACGCAGCGACCATTGCAGCTACAACGGCAGGTGTATAGATTGAAATTGATTTAGCCATAATTTTTTCCTTTTATGTAGTCCCGGCGGAATTGCCTTTCTACAAGTATTAATATAATCATTTTTGACGTTTTTACTAGTTACAAATTTGTAATGTTCACACGGCTTGACTTACGCTGCGGCGTTGTGGTAAAATCGGCGCATTTTTTGTTCACGTTTTGTTCCACTAAGGGCGGATAGGCTGTGACAATTAAGTCACAGCCTACCCGGTTAATTATTTGTAAAGTTCTGCTAAGTACCATAGGCCAAGCCCTAAAACTGTAAAAATTATCATCCCACAGTTGGCTATCCTATGCCATGTTTCTCTATTCCACATTAGCCGATTGCCATGTTTCAGGAATAGGATTTAGGCACATAATGCCTAGCCCATCAAAAACGGCATCGCGCACGCCTTTGTGGTCATCAAACATCAAGGCATTGCGTGGCGTCAAACCCGGTTGAACACTAAAAAAGCGTCGCAATAGTCTGACTTTAAGGTCAGCATCCGGCGTCGCGTCGCCTTCATCACGGCAAAGATAATAATTAACGCGCAACCCTTGCCGATTTAAAAAGTCAAGCGTTGCAGGCTTTGCAGGGGCATGACGTGAAGTGCAAACCACAATAGCAACGTCATTACGCGACTGTATTTGACGCCATTTTACCGCTAAGGGATGCAACCCGTCATTACCTGTCAAATGCTCTTTTTCAACCCATTTTTCTAGGTCTTGATCGCCGTTAGGCTTAACATCGTACCTATGGGCACTGTCAACAACAGTTTTGTCAAGGTCAAAAATTACTGTAAAAGTCATGTGTAAACGTCCTTCTTTCTGCTTACCTTATCAATATAACCACCCTAGACATACTTTCAAGTTACAAATTTGTAATGTTAATTATTTGTAATGTTAATTATTTGTAACTTGACAAAACCCATGTTCACGGCCTGTTCACCTTTTGTTCTTGTTTTGTTCTAGCCGGCGCATTTTTTGTTCACCTTTTGTTCCAGTTTCACGGCCTGTTCCCGTTTTGTTCTCGTTTTGTTCCGGGCGGCGCAGTTTTTTGTTCACTTTTTGTTCTAAAACTACATGTTCACTGTTTGTTCCTCTGCGAGCGAAGTGAGCGATCACACACTTTGGCGCGTCCCAGCGCTAAAAAGCCGATGACAATTAAGTCATCGGCTTTAAAGATTTGTTATCAACCCTATATATTCCAAAGTGTCTAGATAGACTTCTAGGATCGCTTCTTGTTCATCACAGGTGTGCCCTAGGGTCCATAATCCCTACCTTGCGACACTTTATGCAAGTCACTTCATCAACCATACAAAGCCTACGAGTGACTTTCCACTTATGAAAACATATATTAAAAAATCTTAGCATTACAACTCCCCCAAAGCGTCTAGATAGACTTCTAGGATCGCTTCTTGTTCAGCGCGCTCATCACGATCTTGCTTACGCAGGCGCACAACAGCGCGAAGGGCTTTAGTATCATAACCGAGTGCTTTGGCTTCGCCGTACACTTCTTTGATTTGTTCCGCTATTTCCGCCTTTTCTGCTTCAAGTCGCTCAATGCGCTCTACAGTCAGACGTAGTCTATCGCGGGCAGCTTCGGTGAGGTTATCATTGTGTACGTCGTCCATATTATCGGTTCCTTTTTCCATTTAACCGCTAGGACACTAGAGCCTTAACTGTAAAGCACTGTCATACTTCATTCACGCTAAGGGTTCACTTATTGACAGATAAGTCATCTAGTGTCCAAGTGATTAAATAGGTGAGGGCGGCAATATACCGCCCTCTAATCGGTACTAGTTCACCAATTCCCAAGTTTCAGCAAATTCTGCAACAGGCCATTGTTCAAGCCCTATAGCTTGTTCAGCTTCTACTAGGTCTATGGTCAAGTAAGGTCTAAGGTCTGATAATGCTGTCACAATGTCCTCTAGATACTCATAATCTTCGCCAACTGTGAAGATCATATCTACACCTTCTTCGTCTTCAATATTGCCTGTAATGATTGCCCACATAAGAACGGTCCTTTTCTGCTTCCGTTAATTCAATCTATCAAATTTTATCTATCTTTCAAGTTACAAATTTGTAATGTTCACACGGCTTGACTTACGCTGCGGAGTTGTGGTAAAATCGGCGCATTTTTTGTTCACCTTTTGTTCTATTGCACGTAAATAAAAAGCCCTATGAAACTTCATAGGGCTTTTTATTTAATCTTGTGAAGCTAGGTCTAGGCGTACTTGTACAGCCTTACATCTTTTTTCAATCCATAGCATCGCCATGTCCACTGCTACAGTTTCCAAGTTGTCCATATGAATTCCTAGAGCGTCCCATAATTCTTCATAGTCGGAAATCAATACATGTGACGCCATATAATCAGGAATGTCGCATTCTTCGTTAGTCATTCCCATTGCAAAGATCGCGTTTAAGTATTGTTCGATATTAGACATGGTAAAAGCCTTTCCCTTGATTCCATTAATTCAACATAACAACTTTTGCTTATTTTGCAAGTTACAAATTTGTAATGTTAAAATTACATTGTTCCTCTTGTGTTCACGATTTGTTCTAGCCCGTTCACTGTTTGTTCCATGTTCACGGGGCGTTCTCTGTTCGTTCACCTTTTGTTCCGGTTCGGCGTAGGGCGGTTCACGTTTTGTTCCATTTTTCGGCGCGTTCACGGTTTGTTCCACAAGTGAGCGATTGACCACTTTTCGGCGCTTCGCGCCTGCGAAGCTGCCCTTCCCCATTGCTGAGGAAGGGCCGCCCCACGGTAAGCTAGGCAAACTCTATTGTGTACCTAGTAGGAAAGCTATGGCAATGCGCCTGCCTGAAATACAAGCTGGCATTGCGGGAAAGTGTTTTACCGATTAAACCAAAATAATCTAGTCTAATCATCATGGCATAATAAGGGCTATATCGCATAGCTATAGCAACAGTAGTAGCATCTCGAAGTATACCCGCGCTTACTCTTGTGCCTTGATCTTGCTGTATTTCTATCAACATGTTTACGGTCCTTTGTTCTTTCCGTACCTTTAACTTAATCATCCCTAGCAACCAAATCAAGTTACAAATTTGTAATGTTACAAATGTTTAATGTAGGCGATCCTGTACTTATGTACGGTATAACGAGCTTGTGAGCGATCAATCACTATTTGGCGCTGCGCGCTGCAAAAAAAGAAAACGCCTGTGACTTAATTGTCACAGGCGTTAACTATATTTAATCTTTCCGCTTGCGTATGTAGTATGCACTTTCACGATTTGCTGCGGTGTAGTCTTGTGGGTTTCTCAGGACTTCATGCGCCCATTCCCAATCAGATTGAAACAACCCTTGATTGCGGTTGTTTCTAATTGCCACCCTATAAATAATGAATGACAGAGCAATAAATGAGCTGCAAAGCATAAAGATTAATTCAGCGTAAAAACTAGACATAATATTTTTCCTTCTTTCGTTACCGTACATATAATATAACACAACTAGGTATGAATGTCAACATTAAATATTTGTAATGTTAAAAATAATTCATATAAGTGATACCGTACTTATGTACGGTATAACGAGCTTGTGAGCGATTGATCACTTAACGGCGCTGCTCGCCGTTAAAAAGAAGCCGCGACATAACGTCGCGGCTCTTATATAGACTTATTCTAGCTCTAGTTGATTGAGATGCTTATGCAACTCCTGGTAGCATTTTTCTCGTTCTTTACTCAACCCTGAGTTGAACATGCTACCCTTTTTTTCGTACCAACCAACAGTTTTTTCGGACTTTTGTACGAATTTGTATTCCGTAGCCCAGTGAAATAACTGTACAAATGTCCAATACAACCCTAAAGAGACTATTGAACAAATTGCAACTTCAAATAGAAAATCCATTATGGCAACTCCTTTTTTCTTACCATAATTTAATATAGCATTTGACAGCGCTGTCAACAAGGGTGACGTCGCGTCAACTTACATTAAATATTTGTAATGTTTTGTTCGCCTTTTGTTCTCCTCGTACATATGTCCGAAAGGGGGGTTGTGAGACATAGTGTCGCACCCAGCGCCGTATCCCATCTTCACGCGCAACTTTTAAAAAATTTGAAAAACAAGGCTTGCACGCCGAACAACCACAGAATTTTAACGCTTGACTTGCCCCCCGTAACCTGTTAATATTATTTCATGCCAAATATAGTTATACCCGAAGAAGATAAAATCAAAGTTGCTCCTGAGCTACTGGAAGTCGCTAACGCGTACTTACAGTACGGCGACATGGAAGTAACTGCCTCTCAGCTGAACTTAGGAAGGCCCCAAGTAACAGCTATATTAAACAAGCCCGAAATCAAAAGATACATCGATGCAGTATTCCTAGAACAAGGATACCGAAACCGTTTTAAGCTCGCCGAAGCCCTCGATGAAATCCTAGAATCTAAGCTAGAGGAAGCACGCGAAAGCGAATTCTATTCTAAAAAAGATTTGCTAGAAATTATTCAGGCGGCACATAAAATGAGAATGGATCACCATAAAGCCGATCAGGATTCTGGCCCTAAAGTTCAAACTAACGTTCAAATAAATAATAATGATCAAGGCCTAGGTCTCGACGGAAACTATGGTAAGCTTATGGAGGCATTAGTTGGAAAACCAAGGGACGTTTGAAGAACTCAAAAAATTAAATAAGCAAATAGTAGCTCAAATAAACTTAGAGCGTGTATTGCTAGAAACTTTTAATAACTGCCCTTACCCATGTTGGATAAAAATCCTCGGACATTATATGCTAGTAAATACTGCATTTCTGTCTCCTGAGTCAAGAATTTATCGCAGCACGGGTGAGCTTAGGCGTAACTATGTAATTACAGAACGAGATAAGATTGTTATGGAAACTCTAGAAACATTAAAAGTCACTGATGCTTTATCTTCGCTAGAAGGTGAAGCCTACATTTGGAGTGGTTATAAATTTCCAATTATCCACCAAGGAAAGTTGGTAGGAATTGGAGGGCTGGTAGAATCATGGAAAACGATTTAATTGATTCTTTAAGCTACGACCCACAAAAATTGCCTATGACTATAGGTACTATTTTAAAGTTATGGTTTGACGCCTTGCCTCACCCGGCTTGGATTAAATCCTATAAAAAAGATGCTTTTAGAATGGCTTATACCAATGATAGGTACACTAAGGTTACAGGTATACCACCAACCGAATACTTTTATGAAGAAGACTCAACTGTATGGTCCGATGAAACTGCTAGAAGATACGAAATTAACGATAGAGATGTACTAGAAAATAATAAGGGGAAAATTTATGAAGAGAAAGTGGAACAGTTTCATTTTCTAGGCCCGAAGTGGCCAGTTTTTAAAGGCGACGAAATAATAGCAGTCGCAGGACTAATGGAAGATTTAAATGGAAACAGACACTAACCTAGTGTTAAAAATGATCGATTCTAACGAAAAACTCATGGGCAAGTTTGAAGCCCGACAAAACACAATGGACGCATCCCTAAAATTAATCTTAGAAAAAGTAATACACCTAGAAGCCTTAGCTATTGAAAAAAAGATTGATAGACAAGATATGAGGCTAGACTCTATAGAGCATAGAGTAGATGACGAGGTAAAGCAACTAGAGAATAAGGTAAATTCCTTAGAGAAACTAGTAGAAAAATTTAAAGTTTATGTAGGAATAGTAGCAACTGCGCTCTCCGCAGCTGTAGCAGGTGGTGTAAACTTCTTAATGAAATGATAGTAAGTAGAAAAGATATAATCACAGATCACATAGTAGATCTAAAACATGATCCTAGAAGATTTCTTAAGTTAAATCCTAGTTCATACCTAGAGCTATTAAAAATTGACCCATGCGCACCACAAATTGCGATGGTTAATGCTATAAACAATCCGAAATACCGTTTCGTTACTGCAGCCGTCTCTCGCCGAGTTGGTAAGACTTACATTAGTAATATTATCGGTCAATTAGTATTCCTAGTGCCGGGTAGTCATGTGCTTATTATGTCCCCTAATTATTCTCTTAGCCAAATTTCTTTCGACCTACAACGTAGTTTAATCAGACATTTCGACGTAGAAGTTAAAAGAGATAACGCTAAAGATAAAATCATTGAATTACCTAACGGGTCCACTATTAGACTAGGTTCTGTAAACAACGTTGATAGCTGTGTTGGTCGTAGTTATGATTTAATTATTTTTGACGAGGCCGCCCTAACAAACGGAGAAGATGCTTTCAATGTGGCCCTTCGCCCCACCCTAGATAAACCTAATAGTAAAGCGCTATTCATTTCAACTCCTCGTGGTAGAACTAACTGGTTCCACGGTCTATACCAAAGAGGATTTTCTGACGATTATCCAGAGTGGGCTTCAATTCACGCTACATGGAGAGATAACCCTAGAGCTAGCGAATCTGACATTGAAGAAGCTAGACTTACAATGAGCGAAGCAGAGTTTCGTCAGGAATACGAAGCCGACTTTAATACTTACGAAGGACGAATTTATAACTTTAACTTCGATGAATGTGTTAGAGACTTGTCAGAGTTGGATCTGTCGAAAATGGATATTATTGGAGGCCTAGACCACGGTTATAATGATCCGACCGCCCTCGCAGTAGTTGCTTACGACTGGGACACTCAATTGTACTACGTAGTCGACGAATACTTTGGTAGAGCCTCCACGGATGTTCTAGCGGCAAATATTAGAAATCGCATGAATAAGTATAAAATGGATTTCCTTTATGTGGATTCTGCCGCCGCGCAATTCCGCGCTGACCTTGCAGAGCTTCATGATATTTCCACCATTAACGCGAAAAAGTCTGTCAATGATGGTATTTCGTTTATAGCAGGATTAATAGATAATAATAGGTTAATAGTCGACCAAAGATGTAAAAATACCCTAGAAGCTTTAGAAGCATACCAGTGGGACCCTAACCCAAATTTGATTAGAGAAAAACCTAGGCATGAATTCAGTGACGCCGCTGATGCTCTTAGGTATGCCCTGTACTCTTTTGTTGTAGGGTCAGGAACTTTTTAGTATAGAAATTTAATGCTTGTTTCGAAGGTAGGAGCATGCTATAATTTTTTATAAATGGAGATACGAAATGGCAGAAATTAAACGTGACCTGGTAAAGTATGTTAGAGATAAGGCAAAATCAGCCTACGATAAAGCTGATAAATGCCAAATTTGTGATGCTACAGAAGAATTAGAGTTACATCATTATAAAGGGCTTTCGGCCCTTTTACGTAAATGGTTAACTAAAAATAAAATAACAATTAACACTGCTGAAGATATAATGGCAGTCAGAGAAGATTTCATTAAGGAGCACAATGTTGACCTTTATGAAAAAGTGGCTACCTTATGTAAGACACACCACGCTAGGTTACATAGTATCTACGGTAAAGACCCTGGACTAGGTACAGCTGGTAAGCAAGAACGTTGGGTAGCCCGAATGAGGGAAAAGAATGACTTGGTTTAAGAAATCAAATACAATAGAAAAACTAAATCCAGCCCAAGAAGATATTGCTTATGAAGAAGGCTTATCTATCTTTTCCGGAATTTCCAGTGTCCTAACTTACACACAATACTACGAAAACTTAGAGCCGGTTAACCGAGCACTCAATATGTTAGTAGACGATTGTGCCGAAGTAAGGTTTAAAGTAGGAGAAAAAATAACTCAAAGTAACCCTATAATAAAGGGAATGAGAAAAGATACTCTAGAGTCAGTTTTAAATTACGAACCTAATCCTTTCCAAGATGCTAATGATTTTAAAAGGAGTTTATTTTTAGACCTACTTATTGATGGTAATTCATTTATATATTACGATGGAAGACATATTTATAGACTGCCAGCTAAAGATACAAAAGTAAATCCTGATAGTAGGACCTACATTGATAGTTATGAACATTCTAAAGTTCGTTTCGAAGTAAACGAAGTAATTCATGTTAAAGACAATAGTATAAGAACCCCGTTCAGGGGAGCTTCCAGACTTAAAGCTTGTCTTCCTAGTATGCGTAGATTATATAGCATGTTTGCGTTTCAAGACAATTTCTTTGATAACGGAGCAATACCAGGTATAGTTCTAAGTACAGACAACGCTATCAGCGAAAAGATGAAAGAAAGAATGAGACTTAGCTGGAAAGCTAGGTTTAACCCTAAAGCGGGAGGTAGAAGTCCTCTAATCTTAGATAACGGCATGAAAATGGACAAGTTATCTAATGTAAACTTTAAAGAGTTAGACTTTGAAAACTCAGTTAAAACAAGTTCTGATATTATATTTAAAACTTTAGGAATTCCGCCAGTATTGATGGACGGCGGAAACAATGCAAACATCAGACCAAATCATAGACTTTATTATTTAGAGACTATTATGCCAACAGTGCAAAAATTAATTTATGCTCTAGAACGTTATTTTGGTTACCGAATTATACCACTACTAGCTGAAATACCAGCTTTACAGCCTGAGTTATCCGAATTATCTAGATATCACTCGGCCCTAGTAAATGGTGGTATTATAGCGCCTAATGAGGCAAGAGCAGCACTAAACATGGAACCTAAAGGTCCAGAGTTTGATGAAATTAGAGTCCCAGCTAATATAGCAGGCTCAGCGTCTAATCCCGCTAGTGGTGGACGACCCAGTGAAGGAGACGAAAAAACATGACAACTAGAAGAACATTTGTCGCACAAGAGTTAGCTAACTTTTTCCACAGTAAAGAGATAGATGCAGTTAGCGGGTTACTAATGCCAATGAAATTATACTCAGCATTTAAAGATGCACCGTATAAAAATATTTACGTTAGACGATTATTTGGTTCATGGAGTAGAGCAATGTCAATTGTACAACCCCATCTAAGTAAATTAACTGAACCAGTTGTTACTGAACCAGTTGTTACTGAACCAGTTGTTACTGAACCAGTTGTTACTGAACCAGTTGTTACTGAACCAGTGCAGGAGTTGGAGGATCCTCTAGCCGCTTTAAGAAAGGCCTAATGTCTAAGAAGTTTACTTTTGGAGCGACTTTCACTAAATCAGTTTCTGAAGACGGTGATGAGTCAATTATTATAGAAGGTAAGGCTAGTACAAATGCTACCGACCGTGTAGGGGACGTTATTATTTCAAATGCTTGGGATAACGATGGACTAACAAATTTTAAGAAGAATCCGATTATTCTTTTCAACCATAACTACGACGAACCAATTGGTAGGGCTGTAGAGATAACAAGTGAAGAAGACGGACTAAACTTAAAAGCAGAGATTACAGACCCTAAAATTGTAAAACTAATTTCAAAAGGTGTATTAAATGCGTTTAGCGTAGGATTTATACCAAAAGACTTAGATTACGATAGAGTAAATGGAGGTTTTGTAATTAAAAGCGCCGAGCTATTAGAAGTTTCAGTAGTTTCAGTACCGGCAAATCAAGAAGCTATCTTTAGCCAAGTTAAGTCTTGGAATGACGATGACTTCACAATATTTAAATCATTATTAAAAGGTGCAGCAGACTTAATGCAATCAAGCGCCAACGTAGTTCCACAAGGAACTAAACACAAGGAAAACGAAATGGATCCAAAAGAATTACAAAAGTTGCTTGATCAAGCTGCTGAAAAAGCTGCTGCTAAAGTCCGCATGGAAAATGCAGAGCGCGTTGCTGCTGAAAAAGCAGCTGCTGAAAAACTAGTTAAAGAAAAAGAAGCTACAGAAGCGGCACACAAAGCTGCAGTTGAGGCCGGTAAAACAGGTGCAGAGCGCCTACTAGAAGAAATGAGTAAAAAACTAGAAGGTTTTGATACTACAATTGGTGAAATTGAAGAACTGAAGAAAGGTCTAAAAGATCGCGGAGCAGAAATTGAAGCTCTACGTACATCTAAGCGTGTCTTTGGTGTTAGTACGGAAAGTAAGACGTTTGAGCAAGCTAACGCTGATGAAATTCTAGACCTACACATTCTTGGTATTGCAACCAAAAAAGGTTGGACAACTAAGGCTGGTAAAGAATTCCTAGAAAAAGCGTCAGCTAATGCGGATTCTGGTGTTCAAGTGCCAGTGCCAGATGTTAACCCGTTTGAGAACATCACGACTACTACTATTGAGCGTGATATTCAAAACGAACTAGTTCTATTCCCAATGTTCCGTAACATTCAGATGAATAGTAATACAATGACTCTACCTATCCTACCAGACGCAGGATTTGCGGAGTTTTCTAAAACTGCAAGTGGGTCTAATCCACATGGTAACCTAGCTAGTCGCGGAGATACTGTAGGTTCCCCATACGCAGGTAACGACTTAGAAGCTAAAATCTTACGTGTAAAAACTATGATTTCTCAATCGTATCTAGGTGATGAAACTGAAGAAGATGCAATTCTTCCTATTCTACCACTTATCCGTGAGTCAATTGTTCGCTCACACGCACGTACTATCGAGCATTCGATCCTACTAGGCGGACACACAACTGCGCTTATTTCTAACGCTTTTGATGGTCTATTAGAAATGGCAAAAGACGCCAGCGCAATCACTCAAGGGGTTATTCCTGCGGCAGGAGATACTCTAACAGCTGCTCGTTTACTACAACTACGTATTAACATGGGTAAGTATGGTGTGCGTCCTAATGATGTAGTGTATCTTGTATCACAACAAGGTTATTTTGACCTTTTACAAGATGGTGAGTTCCAAGACGCTAACTTAGTTGGCGCTGCGGCAACAAAAATGACTGGTGCTATCGGTCAAGTATATGGTTCGAACGTGGTTCTTTGTGACGAGTTCAATTCACGAGCAACAGGTGAAGCTTTTGCTATGGCTGTTAATACTCGTAACTTTGTTACTACTCGCTTACGCGGTATTCGCTTAGAGCGTGACCGTGACGTTGCTAACCAACGTGATCTAATCGTTGCTAGCCAACGCCTAGGCTTCGAAGACATCTTTGAAGGAACAAAAGCAGTAACTGCAGAAATTTACGCAGGATCGTAATAGATCAAGTGGGGGTGGAGACACCCCCACATACTTTTAAGGGATAAAATGACAGACCTAATCACTTTAGCAGAGTATAAAGATATTTCAGGTAAAGTAAATGATAAGGATGACACTTTAATTTCCGCCACTCTCCCAGGAGTTAGTAGCTATATAAGAAGCTACTGTAATAGGAGTTTTACAGAATACTTTGCAACTAATAAGACAGAGTATTTTTCGTTCGAATGGGCAGGAGAAGTGGTATTCTTAAATGAAACCCCTATAGTGGAGTTAGTATCGGTATCTGAAAGAGATAACCCTAGTGAAAGTTACACAACTTTAACCACTAACACGGACTTTGTATTAGATTCAAGACTAGATGCTATTTTTAGACTAAATGGTTCTGGTGGTAGAAAATACTTTTGTAAGGGTATAGATGCTGTAAAGGTAGAATATAAGGCAGGTTTTGAGAATTTACCAGATGACTTAAAATTAGCCACAGTAGATTTAGTAAACTACTATATGAGAGATGAGTACAAAACTGAGAAGACTAATATTAGTTTTACAGTAAAAACTCCAGGAACCTCTTCCTCGTTTAACAACGGCAATTTGCCAGATCATATTAGACGTGTACTAGATATGTATAGAAATAATGTTTAACAAAAACCAAAAAATAGGTAAGTCTTTAGATGAAGCTGGTCTATCAACTTTTGTTAAATCCCATTATAAAAGATTTGAAGTATTATATAAACTAAGATCAGAATATATCAGTAGATTAGAAAAGCAGCTGTTAAAAGCCGTTTCTAAGAAACCAAAGAAAACTAGAAGCAAGTATAGCTTAATTCCAACCAAAGGTCAGTCTCAAGAAATTATTGAGATCATCAAACTTAGAAATGATATCGCTAAAAATAAATCTTCTCTAGAAAATAGGTTGAATGTAGAAGCAATTATAGAAACGTTTGATAGGACCTTATATTCAATTCTTAACATAGACAAAAAATTGGTAGAAAGCCAAAGTATGTTAGGAGATGTTAAGGGGCAATTTAAAACTTCGGTATCTACTACTTACTCTCCTAATTCAGTGGAACAGGTAGCAGAATTAAGTTTAAAAGGTAATGATCCTGCGGTAGAAATCTTCGGTAGCTTCCTAAAGTCAAAAAGATTTTTAAAGCAAATAGACAAATATGTGGAAGACAACACTCTAGAACTACAAGAAACAGTAGTAAAAGCATTAAACTCTAAAAGTGGTAATACTAAAAGAGACGCAAAAGGTAGATTTAAATCTAAATCTCCAATACCTAAATTAAGAAAAAGTCTTATAGTAACCTCCCAGAAGTTTGTCGATAAAATTAGACCTAGAACAATAGAATTAGTGGGAGTAGATAATCTACCAGATGGCTTACCTGATTTTTTCTCAATTGTAGAAGTGTTAAACGCCAGACTTACTCCAGTAATAATTTCCAACATGGGAAACGATAGCCTAGTAAATAGAACAGGCAGGTTTGCTTCCTCCTCTAGAGTTACTAGAATAGACATAAGAGACGATAAGGCAATATTTTCGTATACGTACAGAGAAAGGCCTTATTCTATATTCGAACAGGATAATGGAAAAGTTCCATGGAATTCCAATCCTAGCAGAGACCCTAGAGGTATTATTGAGAAATCTATTAGACAGTTAGCTAAAGAAGCAGGATTAGAAAAATTTGGGTTAGCTCCAATATTTAAGAGGGAATTTTAATGACAGCAAGATTATACAGTGGCAGAAGAACTCTTATAGTAGAGGCCATAGTTGCTAAGTTGAAAGAAATTGATGGAACTGGTGATTTTGTATCAAAGTTATATGACCAAGTGGTCGGAAGACTAGTCTTCCCCGACGAAATTCAAGATTGGCCTACTGTCTGTGTAACTGCCGGTGTTGAAAGAAGAGAATACCAAGGTGGTGGATATAGAGACAGATATGTTACCATTACCATAAGAGTTTACGTTCAAGAGGACGACTCTATAATCGCGCTAGATAAAATCTTAGAGGATATAGAAAGTGTTTTAGAAGGTAATACAAAGCTGAGTTATATAGATAGACAATCAGTAACCCAGGAGATAAAAAATATAAAAGTTCAAAACATCATTACTGATGAGGGAACACTGCAACCTTTAGCTGTCGGAGAGATGGTGTTAGAGGTTCAATACTAAGGAAAATATGGCGAATTTCTTCAATAGAGATACAAAAGTTTACATTGACGATGGAGTAGGAATTTGGGAAATTCCTGTCTTAGAGGACTATAGCTTCTCTCAAGATACAGAAATTACAGAAGTAGAACTAAACGAAATGGCTTCGGCCTCTGGGGCTTCTAAGCGTGGTAAACGAGCGTTTACCGATGCTTTCAGTCCAGCAGAATTTAGTTTTTCAACTTATATCAGACCATTTGTTAGTGGCGGCGGCGGCGGGGCCGGCGGTGCCGACGAGGGGGCGGGGGCTGTCGCGGCGGCGGCAGCCGGCGGGGGTGTGCCCGTCGGCGCGGGCCCCGGTGGTCACACGCAGC